AAGAGAGACCCCCCTGCCTTTTCTGCCTTAATATCCCCAATGCAGTCCAGACCGATGCCGGACAGTCCTTTTACCGCCCGACCAGTAACGGATGATGGCCAGTAATGGCGGCTCGTAAAAAAGCGCTACGAGGGGCAATCAAAGCAAGGCTTCACAGTCCACTTCTCAAGGGCAAAACGCGCTCAGATGAGATTGCCAAGGTTGCAGATGATCTAGGCATGCCTTTACTCCCGTGGCAGAAGTGGGTTCTAGACGACATGATGCGTGTGGATGCTAAAGGCATGTACATTCGCAAGACATCCCTGCTTCTAGTGGCTCGACAGAATGGCAAGTCCCATCTAGGGCGCATGAGAGTGATCTGGGGTCTCTTTTATGGAGGCGAGACAAAGCACCTGATCATGAGCTCTAACCGAGCGACTGCTCTTATGACTTTTCGAGAGATTGCATGGATCATCGAGAACGCACCTCACCTCAAGGCTGGCACTAAGGCAATTCGCTACGCCAATGGTGGCGAGCGCATTGAACTCCTTAACGGTGCAACGCTTGATCTCGTATCTGATACTCGTGACTCATCTCGTGGCCGCACAGCAGATTTCTTATGGATCGATGAGGTTCGAGAGATCAGCAAGGAAGGTTATACCGCAGCCATTCCAACAACTCGTGCGCGTGCCAACTCTCAGACCTTTTTGACTTCCAATGCCGGGGACGCCTTCTCTGAAACCCTAAATAACTTACGCGAACGAGCGTTATCTAACCCACCAAAGTCTTTTGCACTTTACGAATACTCAGCACCGCAATACTGCAAGATCACAGACCGCAATGCTTGGGCGCTGGCCAATCCAGCACTCGGCTACACAATAACGGAGGAATCACTTGAAGAAGCTGTGGCAACTAACAAGATTGAAGACACTAGAACTGAACTTTTATGCCAATGGATTGATTCTCTCCAAAGTCCATGGCCTCATGGGGTACTTGAGGAAACCTCCGATGCCACGCTCCAGATCCCGATCGGTGGCTATACAGTTTTTGGGTTCGATGTATCTCCATCTCGCCGCAATGCGAGCCTCGTTGCTGGTCAGATTATGGGTGATGGACGGATCGGTGTGGGAATCCTCCAGACGTGGGAAAGCCAAGTCTCGGTAGATGATCTGAAGATCGCAGCTGATATCAAGGGATGGGCTGATCAGTATCGTCCTAAGATGATCTGCTACGACAAGTATGCAACGCAATCGATCGCTGAAAGATTGGCCAATGCCGGACAAGTAACTCAAGATGTCTCAGGCCAGCAGTTTTATCAGGCTTGCTCGGATCTTCTTGATGGTTTGGTTAATCATCGAGTGGTTCACAATGGCCAGAAAGAACTGATCCAACAGATGAACAACTGCGCCGCCAAGGTCAATGACTCAGCATGGAGAATTGTAAAGCGTAAAAGCGCTGGCGATATCTCTGCGCCGATTGGTTTAGCAATGGTTGTATCTATGTTATTAAAACCTCAACAGATCGCAGCGATTTACGCCGAGTAGTGTATAATTGCCCTCTATGGGTATCCTTTCGCGCCTTACAGGTGCAGCACCAAAAGCCACTATTGAGGCTCAAGCCGCACCTCAGGTATTAGGCGAGTATTCACCTTATGCAATGCCGTTCCAATTCGCCTATGTTGGACGCACAGAAGCAATGGGCGTACCAGCTTTAGCACGATGCCGGAATCTGCTCGCTGGAACTATTGGAACAATCCCACTTGAACTTTACAAGAAGTCAACAGGTGAAAAACTTGGTAAGCCACTATGGCTCGATCAACCTTCTTACCATCAACCGCGTTCGGTGACTATCGCCTACACGGTTGATTCACTTCTATTTTACGGTCAAGCATTCTGGCAAGTTGTTGAGACTTATCAGGAAGACGGACGCCCATCTCGTTTTGAGTGGATTGCTAACAGTCGCGTTACTGCAACTCTTGATCGCGATAACGTATTCGTAAAGTCTTACGCCATCGATGGCACAACAGTCCCAATGGACGGCCTCGGATCTCTTATTACATTCCAGTCACTTAGTGATGGCATTCTTAATACAGGCGTTTCTACCATCCGCGCTGCACTAGACATCCAGAAGGCTTCTGTAGTCGCAGCAGCTACTCCAATGGCCACTGGTTACATTCGCAATTCTGGCGCTGACTTGCCACCTGCTGAAGTCCAAGGATTACTAGCTGCATGGAAGTCTGCCCGTCAAAATCGTTCTACGGCTTACCTGACTTCAACTCTCCAATACGAAGCAGTTGGATTTAGCCCTAAAGACATGATGTACAACGAGGCTATCCAGAATCTAGCAACAGAGATTGCTCGTCTTTGCAACGTGCCTCCTTATTACGTCTCAGCAGATCAGAACACGACAATGACCTATGCAAACGTGACGGATGAGCGCAAGCAATTCCTCACACTTTCATTGCAGCCATTTATATCAGCCATCGAGGATCGTCTATCAATGGACGACATTACGGCTCGTGGCAATATCGTGAAATTCGACATCGACAAGAATTATCTCCGCACAGATCCACTCGTAGAACTATCAATTATTCGTGAACTCCTTGATCTCCAGTTAATCACCCAGGAGCAAGCGATGGAGATGACCGACCTAACACCTAACGGAAGTGAAGGAATGATATGAGCGAGATGCTTACATTCTCAGCAGAACTCACAGCAGATAGCGCAGCGCGTACTATCTCTGGCAAGATCGTCCCCTTTGATGGCGAGGTGGGAAACACCTCCGCAGGGGCAGTTGTCTTTGAGCGCGGAGCGATAAACATAGCTGATTCAAGCAAAGTGAAGCTCCTTTTGGAGCATGACCCAAAGCAGCCAATCGGCCGCGCTCAATTTTTCAATGAAACCGAGGAAGGAATCTTCGCCTCATTCAAGATTTCTAAATCATCCCGTGGCACAGATGCTCTCATCGAAGCCTCAGAAGAACTTCGCACCGGACTTTCAGTCGGAGTTATGGTCAATGCAGCAAAGCCTAAGAATGGCGTTCTGTATGTATCGAGTGCTGACCTGCTCGAAGTAAGTTTGGTTCAGGCGGCAGCCTTTAAGTCTGCAGCCGTAACCGATATCGCGGCCTCTGAAGATGAAGCCGTTGAAGAAACCCTACCAACAGAAAGCGAGACAGCCACAGTGGAAACCACTCCAGCAGTCGAAGCAACACCTACAGTTGAGGCTGCCGCAGTTGAAGCTGCTCGCCCTGCTGTAACAGCAATGGCTTACACAAAGCCACGCATTGAAGTAACAGCTGCAAAGTATGCAGAGAACACAATCCGCGCAGCACTCGGAGACGACGCAGCTCGTCAATGGATCGCAGCAGCGGCAGATACCTCAGACAACGCTGGTCTTGTACCAACACGTCAACTTTCTGAGATCATCAACCCACTCGGAACAACAATCCGTCCATCAATCGATGCAATCTCTCGTGGAGTGCTTCCAGATGCCGGTATGACTTTCGAGATCCCAAAGATCACACAGATGCCAACAGTTGCAATCGAGCCAGAAGGCGACGCATTCAGCGACACAGATCAGAACTCAAGCTTCCTTTCAGTAACAGTACAGAAGTACGCTGGACAGCAGACATTCTCAGTTGAATTGCTAGATCGCACATCTCCAGCATTCTTTGATGAACTAGTCCGCAATATGGCAGCAGCTTACGCAAAGGCGACTAACTCAGCAGTTAACGCTGCACTTATCTCAGGTGCTTCACTTGATGCAACAACAGTTGCAACATACCCAACAGCAGCCGAACTTCTCGGAATCGTTGCTCGTGGATCAGCATCTGTCTATGGCGCAACAGCAGGCCTTCCAAATCCATTTGCTCGCAACATGGTCGTATCAACAGGACAGTGGTCAAACATCATGTCTCTAAACGATTCCGGACGTCCTATCTACACAGCGTCACAACCAATGAACGCAGGTGGAGCAGTTGCTCCAACTTCACTCACAGGTAACGTTGCCGGACTCAACCTTTACGTTGATCCAACAAACGGCGGCGATGGCGATGGAACAATCCTTATCGTTAACCCAGATGCGTACACATGGTACGAGTCACCAACTTACCGCCTACGCGCTGAGTCAACAGCCGCAGGTCAGGTAACAATCGGCTACTACGGCTTCGGAGCAATTGCTACCAAGGTCGGCGCAGGCGCATTCAAGAACAACAAGGCGTAAGCCACCCTTAAGTCGCTGGTGGGGTAGTGCCCTTCTACCCCACCAGTCTTTAGAAAGGATAAGAGCATGGCATTGACCACAGTTGCAGAGTTACGCACCGCCCTTGGCGTTGGCACTCTCTATACTGATGCAGTCTTGCAACAAGTCTGCGATGCCGCAGATAACGTACTCTTGCCCTTTCTATGGAAAAATCAGCAGTACATCATTGCTCACGGCAACACGGGGACAGTAGGAACACTTTATTTTGATCAGGACATCCGCGAGTATTTCTACGTTGGACAATCTGTAACAATCTCAGGTGCAGGTAGTCGCTACAATGGGACTAAGACAATTACAAAAGTCGATACTCGTTCATTTAACGTAACTACGGCTCACACTAGCGACAATCCACGCCACACAGTTGAGCCTTATGGCATCGCGGCTGTCGAGACATATACAGATTATGCAACGATCCCGGCAATTCAAGAAGCTGCTCTTATGATTTCGATCGACGTATGGCAATCTCGCCAAGCGCCTTCATCTGGTGGAGTCACCATCGATGGTTATCAGCCTTCTCCTTATCGCATGGGCAATACCCTTCTAGCGCGTGTTCGTGGATTACTTGCACCTTATCTCGATCCGAGATCGATGGTGGGCTAATGGCCGCCATTTCAACACTCCGCGCAGGTATAGCCGCAGCTCTTACCGATAATACAAAATACTCAGTCTTTTCATTTCCACCTGCAACACCGATCGCCAACAGCGTGATCGTAGCGCCAGCAGATCCTTACATCTCGCCGTCTAACGGCTGGCATGCATCGATCTCGCCTATGGCCAATTTCGTTATTTCCGTCATGGTTCCTTTGCTCGATAATGAAGGCAACCTTAACGGGATGGAAGATAACATCGTCCGGGTTTTTAACCTGCTCGCTGCATCGACCTACACCTACAACGTCACAGAGGTATCGGCTCCAGCCGTACTGAGTGCCGCGTCTGGTGATCTACTTACATGCAATATCAATATCTCAGTCCTAACGAGTTGGAGCTAAAATGTCCGAGTGGGAAAAAGAGCAAGAAGCCTTCCTGAAGAAAATCGGGCAGGTAGCACCATCAACACCAAAGCCAGTAACTACTAAGAAAGACGAGGAATAATCTCATGGCTGTATTTATGAGCAACAAGGTCGGCGTGAAGGTTAACTCAGTCGATCTATCAGATCACGTTACCGCAGTAACACTTAACCGCGCATTCGATGAGCTTGAAGTAACCGCAATGGGTGACTCAGGCCATAAGTTCGTCAAGGGTCTAGAGGCATCATCGGTCACAATCGATTTCCTTAACGACACAGCAGCAGCGAACGTACTCGCAACACTTCAGGCAGCATGGGGAACAAACGTCACAATCGTTCTACTCCAGGAAAAGGGAACCGCAGTAGGTGCGACTAACCCTCTTTACACAATGACTTGCCTTATCAACAACACGACAGACATCAACGGCGCAGTAGGCGATCTCTCAACACAGAGCCTCACCTTCAACGTCTCTGGTACTATCGCAGTTGCCACAACAGGTACATTCTAAGAAACTAAACAAAGGGGCACAGCATGGCAAAGTTAATAGTCACACTAGCGGACAACAGCGTTACCGAGATCGAGATTACCCCTCGATTGGAGTACGCGTTCGAGCTATATGCTAAAAAGGGTTTTCACAAAGCGTTCCGCGATGATGAGAAGCAATCAGATGTCTATTGGTTGGCATGGGAAGGCCTTCGACTAAGTGGAGTCACAGTCAAGCCATTCGGCGCAGACTTTCTCGAAACTCTCAAGAGTGTAGAGGTTGCTGAGTCTGACCCTTTGGCCTAGGCAGGGATAGCATCCACTATCTCATCGCTCGCTTGAGCATTGAGACGGCTATCCCTCCACAATCTTTAATCGATCTAGATTCATCGATGCTTCAGATGCTACTCAAGGCGCTGAAGGATAGAGCAAAGGAGCAGGCAGATGCCTACAGAGCTAAAAGGCGCTAGTGCGCTTCGCAAGGCTCTCAAGCAGTTCTCGCCTGATCTAGACAAAGAGACTCGTGATGAGATGGTCGGCTTCTTAAAGCCATTGGTAAAAAAAGCCAGAGGATTTCTTCCATCTAACTCAGAGGCTCCATCTGGATTTGTAAAGCACGAAGTCAAGACCGCTAAGTTCCCAATGTATGACGCGGCCGAGGCTCGTCGAGGTATTGGCTACAAGCTCACACCTACCAAGCCTAATCGCCAAGGATGGGTGCAGAGCGTATCGATTCACAACAAGACCGCAGCTGGTGCGATCGTGGAAACCGCTGGACGCAAGTCCGGTATCTCTGGCAACTTCACCCCTAGATTTCAAGGGTCTCTTGCAGGACGTGCGAAGATGGCAGGACGTGCGATGTTTAAGGCTTATGAGCAAGATGAAGGCAAGGCTAAGGTCGGAGTTATCCGAGCGCTAGAAAAGGCCGCCGCTAAGTTTAATTCGAGAGGCATCTAATGGCTGAGTTACGGATCCCGATTGTTGTCGAAAACAAAGGCAAGAAAGCATTTAGCGACACCAATAAAAGCCTTAGCGCACTGGATAAAGGAGTCAAGCGATTAGGTGCAAGCCTTGCCGCAACCTTTGGAGCCCAGCAACTTCTCAAGTTCGCTAAGAATGCTTCCAAGGCATTTATGGAAGATGAGAAGGCCGCGACTCAATTAGCGCAGGCAGTTAAGAATCTAGGCCTAGCCTTTGAGACTCCACGCATTGAAGAGTTTATTGCTCAACTATCTAGAGCCTCTGGAGTCACCGACGATCAGCTTCGTCCATCGATGCAGAAGTTACTCCAGACCACTGGTTCAGTCACGAAGTCAACAGAATTACTAACTCAAGCCTTAGATATCTCACGAGGTTCTGGCGTTGATTTTGAGACTGTAGTCAAAGACCTCACCATGGCTTATGTAGGACAGACACGAGGTCTTCGCAAGTATTCTCTAGGACTAACTCAAGCAGAATTAAAGACCATAAGTTTTGCAGACGTCCAAGACAAACTCAGCAAGCAATTTACTGGCGCCAATGCGGCCTACCTTACGACTTATGCTGGCAAGATGGAATTGCTTACAACCGCCGCTGGCGAGGCTCAAGAAACTATTGGCAAAGGTCTAGTAGATAGTCTTGCATTGCTTGCAGGTGAAGGTAACACTATTCAACCTCTAGCCGATTCTATGGCTACTTTTGCTACTCATACGGCTGATGCAATTTATGGCATTGCTGTCTTAATCGATAAGATCAAGCAGATTCCTGGGCTTGACTTCTTGTCTCAAAATCAAGGAACCATTCTCAGAGCCCTTCCTAACACTGGCATTCTTATTCGTCTCTTTGAGGCACTTTCTAAATTAGGCGCAGGTGCTACACCGGGGATGGGTGGCTATCCATCCTCTGCGTTAGGACCGGGCTACATCGATCCAAATACAGCAGCTCGTAAAAAGGCTGAGGCCGATGCACTTAAGCGCGCTAAAGAATTAGCCTCACTCCAGAAGAAGACACTTGATACACAGAAGAAGCAGAATGCCTTGACCAAGGCATCGAAGACTCTTGACCTAGATCGTATCGGAGCCACCGCTGCGCTTAAGGGTAAGATCAGCGAAACCGATCGTCTGTCTTTGGAATTGCAATTAGCCCTTTTGGATAAGAACGACATTCTTGCAACTAAGTTATCTGCTGATCTGGAAGCAGCCGTCAAGCGAAATAATGAATTGAGAGCAGCGTTACTTGCTACCCCACTTGCTCCTAATCCTTACGCTAATTGGTATCCACCTATCTTGCCTCCTTTATCAGCTGGTGCATTAGCCCTAGGCGGCGCTCCCGTCGGTGGTGGTGGGGTAATGCCTGACTTCAACGTACCTGAGAACGCTTACAGCCAAGTCGGCCCTATGGGCGGTTTAGGTGCTGGAGTTATTGCTGGCGTCAATCCTCAAATCAATATCACAGTAGAGCTTGATGGGGATGTCGTGGCTGGTGCGATCACAGAATTACAACAAGATCAGTCGCTCTCTGGCACATTCAATTCTATCAATCGTTCAGGATTCAAGGGTGCGGTCGCTATCTAATGAGCCTGCCTGCCACTATTTCGGTATCGTTCGACTTTAGCCAAGGCGCTACATTTGGCTATCCCTTTACTATTGGCGATCCAATTAACGGAGTTATCGGAGTATCTCAGTTTGCGGCTACAGAAGTACCTGATCCAGTAGTCGATCTCAGCGACGTCGCTCGATCAATCAAGATCAGTCGAGGCCGTAACGTCATGCGCGACACCTACGAATCTGGCACATGCATAGTCAGGGTGCTAGACCCTGATTCTTATTTCAACCCTCAGAACACGTCATCACCTTATTTTGGCTACTTAACTCCACTACGCAAGATCCGAGTAGCGGCTACTACTGCAACCACGCAAAACTTCTTATTTTCAGGCTATGTCGATTCTTACAGATATTATTATCCAACAGGCCAAGAGATTGGCTACGTCGATATCGTCTGCAATGATGCCTTTAGACTATTTCAGATGGCCAACGTGGCCAGCGTAAGCGGAGCAACGGCAGGCCAGACCACAGGAACACGCATTACTAAGATCCTCGATCAAGTCGCATTTCCTACATCGATGAGAATTACCGATACAGGATCAACAACAGTCCAAGCCGATCCGGGCACAGCTCGTACTGCCTTAGCAGCGATCAAGGCGGCAGAGTTTGCAGAGCAGGGCGCATTCTTCATCCGTAGTGATGGCACTGCTGAGTTTAAGGATCGTACCGATGTCGTGGGGTCTCTGGCTCCAGCACCTATCGAGTTTAATCAGACTACAGGTATTCCATACTCAGACCTGAAATATGCCTTCGACGATAAACTCATCGTCAATCAAGCCAATATGACTCGCATTGGTGGTTCAGCCCAGACTGCTAATAACGTTGATTCATCGGCTAAGTATTTCCCTCATGGCACGACTATCACAGACATGATTCCTGAGACAGATGCTCAGGTTCTAGACATTGCCAAAATCTATGTAGCCACTAGAGCTGAGACAACTATCCGCATCGATGCCATGACTGTCGATCTACTTGATACTGCCGTACCTACCGACACAATGATCGGCCTAGATTATTTCGATAACGTCAAGATCACTAACGTTCAGCCAGACGGATCGACAATCGTTAAGACCTTGCAGGTGCAGGGCTTGGCGTGGGACATAACCCCTAACAGCATGAAATGCACAGTCACAACACTTGAGCCTATAGTCGAGGGATTCATTATAGGATCATCGACTTACGGTATAATCGGACAATCCATAATGGGATACTAGGAGAAAATCATGGCAGAAGGCTTTCCAGCAACAACAGGCGACATCTTTACAGCCGCCGATTATAACGGCCTAGTAGCCTTTACTGTAGGCGCAGCCCAGACTGCTGACTACACGGCGGTCATTGCAGACGCCTATCAGGTTTTAGAGCTCATGAACAAGGCAACCGCGATCGCCTATAAGATCCCGACTAATGCCTCCGTAGCATTCCCTATTGGCACAGTCTTGAACATTCTAAACATTGGCGTTGGGGCAGTGACCATCTCAGCAGTTACTCCAGGCACAACTACAGTCCTATCTGCTGGCGCAGTAGCCGCTTCTCCTACCTTGGCACAATATAAAACCGCAGCCTGCATTAAAACTGCTACAGATACTTGGTACGTCGTCGGGGCCATTGGGTAATGCTTAATTCTATTCTGGGAGTTATTGGTTCACCAACAGCTCCACTGGGGCTGCCTGTTGCCGGAGCCGCCTTATGGTTGGACGCAGATGACGCCTCAACTTTTACTTATTCATCTGGTTCATCAGTGTCGCAATGGAATGATAAATCAGGCAATGCTAGAAACTTTACTCAGGCAACCACCTCAGCTCAGCCAATACGTCAAAGCAGTATGCAGGGCGGCAAGTCAGGATTAAACTTAAACACGGGAGGAACGACTCGCTGGATCGCCAATTCATCTTACGATTTCTCTAATGCGGCTTTTACTGTTTTTGCTGTATTAGATTTCAACGGCAGCAACTTCCCAGCAGCGGTAGGTCGAAACTTAGGTTCAGTAGCAGGTGGGCCAGCTTTAGCGCTGGGCGCAGATAGCGGTTCTAGTTTCTATGCAATATCGAGAATCCAACAGGCGACTTCATCAAGTAACCTAGCGCCTACGGGTAGCAATGGAGATGTAGTTGCTTATAAATCTTCGGGCATTTCTGGCGGTAGCGTAAGCGTAATGATTTACAGAAACGGTACGGCAGCCTCCGGCGCTGTGAGTTTAGGAAGTCTTGCCGCAGGTAATAAAACAATTATTGGAGCCTCACGCGATGGTGTCTCAGATACATTCGGCGCAGATGGTTATGTCTGCGAAGTTATTATTTATCCATCTCAATTATCTGATACAGATCGTAATCTCGTAGAGGGTTATCTCAAGACAAAGTGGGGAACACCATGAGTTGGGTTACGTTCAATTCTTTAGATTCTTTTAATGCGTGGCATGAACAAGTTAAGACTGATTTAGGTCTTCCATTGCCTGCTCTTGATGGCGCAGGGAACGAGGTTGCAGGTCAAGAAACCACGGATTACACAATCCCTCATATTGTTTCCGATACAGATATTCGCGCAGACATCGAACAAAAGTTAACTACAGGACTTACACTTTCAGAAAACCCATATAAGGATGATCGCCATGAAGCCGCGCCTGAGTAAGTCTGCAATCCAATTACGTGAGCAGATCGATGATGCATTCCCAGATAGAGATCGAACTTCGGACGGCTGGATCGGTGATACCCGACACGCTGCTCGCAAGTCTGATCATAATCCAGATGCACAAGGATGGGTACGTGCCATCGATGTTGACCGCGACCTTGCAGGTAAGAAAGGCAAGCCCGATCTCATGCCTGATCTGGTCGATCAGATTCGACTCGCTGCAAAGTCTGGCAATAAGAGAATCAGTTACATTATCTTCGATGGCCGCATCGCCTCATCTAAAAAGGCTTGGGCTTGGCGTCCTTATGATGGGATTAATCAGCATCGTGCACACGCACATTTTAGCTTTACCATCAAGGGCGATGAAGATCGCTCGTTCTTTGATATCCCGATGATAGGTGGAAACTAATGGAAGCAATTATCTACGCAACACTAGGACTTATTGCAATTCCTGTGATTCGTCAGGCGATCAAGTCCTATCGCGCTAAGAAGGCTATTGGCGAGATCATCGTGGATTCTCTTGAGGCGGCAGTCGATACTGTCGAAAAGAAGAAATGACCCAAGAAAACTTTTTTACTCTTTACTTCGCCAGCCTTGCCGTTATCGGTGGCCTCGCCGGGTATGTAATCACGCATCTTCTGTCCGAAATTAAGCGACTTAATTCGCGTGTCGATGAGATTTATAACATCCTCTTAGAGCGATAATTTTTATTATGGCACGAAAGAAAGTCATCGATCTCGATACTTACTCACAGCTCGATCAATACGCTATCTGCATGCATGAGTTCTATAAGAGTCTCAGGCGAGCAGGTTTTGCCGTTGATCTATGTCTGGCGATTATTACTGACCGAGATGCTTACCCGGACTGGCTTATGCCATCGATCCCCGACCGAGTGGATCGCCTACCTTACGAAGACGACGATGAGGATTAATGAAACGAACCGTAGTCATTCCAGACCTGCAATGTCCCTACGAAGATTCACATGTTGTACGCAATCTCAGTCTATTTATTAAGGCGTTTCGCCCCGATGCTGTTCTTACTATCGGAGATGAAATCGATCTCCCACAGATCAGCCGATGGACAGAAAATACCCCAGGCTGGTACGAGCAGACAATAGCTGAGGATCGCGATCGCACAGTCGATGTTCTATGGTCGCTCTTCGAGTATTCCAAGGAAGCCCACATGGTGCGTTCTAATCACACAGATCGATTGTATAAAGTCATCATGAAGAAAATCCCAGCATTCCTATCCTTACCAGAATTAAAATTCGAGAAGTTTCTAAAACTTGATGAAATGGGAGTTAAGTTCTGGACAACCCCAATGCCTATCGCTAAAAACTGGATTGCTATTCATGGCGACTTGGGCAGTCTCAATCCAAACCCCGGACTTTCAGCTCTTAACCAAGCCAAGCGTCACGGCCAGAACGTCATTATGGGACACACTCATAGGGCTGGTAGAAGTGCCCATTCTGAGGCCTCTAACGGGGTTTTAAGACGAGTTCTGCATGGAGTCGAAGTAGGACACGCAATGGACTTAAAAGCCGCTAAATACGTCTCAACGCCTAACTGGCAACAAGCCTTCGCTATCGTCACAGAGAATGGAAAAAACGTCCAAGTCGATCTCATCTACATCGAAAAGGATGGGACATTCCAAGTCCACGGGCGTCGCTATGGACGACCTAGATAACGAGCTCGATCGAGACATTGATGATCACATGGATAACTCAGAATTGTTACCGTTTCGTTATCTTAATTCCTAGATTTTCCCCTTTAGGGCATGAGATCGTTCTCCAGTAAGTAAAACAACTTACACAAGGGAGAAGAAATGTTTGATCCATCAGTAGGTGATTTTCTAGTCATGATTACAATGGCTGTTATTTATTTCCATGTTGGCCGAATTGTCGGCATGAGGATAGGGTATCTCAAAGGACGTAAAGCTGTCCGGGATTACTACGAATCAAGAGACAAGGTGAGAGTGTGAATGCAAGTGAGTTCCTTAATGAAGCAAAAGCAACAATACAAGATCGTGGAATGGACTACGGACACCCGTCAGACAATATGTCCAGAACAGCACGACTCTGGTCAGCATTCCTCGAGATGCCTATTAGTGATTATCAAGTGGCGTCATGCATGGTCTTGGTCAAGCTCGCACGGAGTATGGAGTCGGGAAAAGTCGATACATACATCGACGGTGCAGCCTATATGGCAATAGCAGGACAACTACACACAGAGGAGAATGAGCTCTATGTTTAACCTAGAAGATTATGAGACAGTTGAAGAACGTCTAATCAAGTTTTGGAAGGAGCATCCAGATGGCCGTATTGATACTAAGATCATTGAGGCGAGTGCTACGCGCTTTATCGTTCAGGCTTACATCTACAGAACTGAAGTTGATCAACACCCTTGGTCTTCGGGGCTCGCAGAAGAAACTATCTCGGGTCGAGGTGTTAATGCGACTAGCGCACTTGAAAACGCAGAGACTTCCGCGATTGGTCGTGCATTGGCTTCTGCGGGTTACGCTACAAAAGGAAAAAGACCTAGCCGCGAAGAAATGGACAAAGTCGCTAAGTCGCAAGAAGTAAGAATCAGAAATGAAGAGGTCAAAGCCATGATGGCTAATACATCGGGCACTTACATTCCAGTAGTAAAGGAAGAGGATCCATGGACTATCAAAGAAACGACTATGCCGCTCACAATGGAGGAAGCCGTTGCGACGGTGAAAGAAATCATTGGCGGCCAGACCGAGAAGGACATTCCCCGGTGCCAGCATGGAGACATGATTTGGAAGACGGGTCAGAGTAAGGCTGGTAAGCCGTGGGGTCATTTCAAGTGTCCTTATGCTGTAACTGGCGAGATCACTCGATGCGCATCACCTAACGATGTAATCTGGTACGAGATCAACAAAGAAACAGGCGCATGGCAACGACAGAAGGCGAGAGGATAATGCTAACTGATGCAAGATTAAGGCAAAAACACATTTCTGTATGGGCTCAGGTTATGCCAGAGACTACGGCAGAAAACTTGAGAATTCGTTGTGAGTTTTGCCAAGAAAATCGATACAGTTGGGTAATCAATGGTAGGACATCAGGTTTAACTAAATGTTCTACTTTATATAGTTGCAGTAATTGTCTATATTTGGCCTTATCAAGTTTAAGGTGGAAATAATGGGACGCTTACAATTCATGAACCAAGATGGTGAGTGGGAGTCATTCCCAACAGACGATGAGATCCAACGATCCAAAGAAGTCCAAGCCATCTTAGAAGAATTTACATTCACGACGAGATGCTGCATCTGTAATGATTCGATACCTTACAAGGACATTAGAGTGAACTTCATCAATAAGAGCTGGTCATGCTCTAAATGCCACGCGGTCAATGGCCTCACAAAGCCGTAAATACCGGGGATTCTCGACCGAGCGTGTTGTCGCCCGTTACCTATCGGAATGGTGGCCACATGCAGATATCGGTCGAGGGGCTGGAAAAGATATAACACATGTCCCGTTCGACATGGAAGTTAAAGCTAGATCGGCGTTCCAGCCAAAGGCGTGGATCGATCAGGTCACAAAGAGGGCAGCTAAAACTGGTGGGTTGCCTATCGTTACATGTCGTCTTAATGGTCAAGGAGAAGGTAGCCCCCAGGACTATTTGGCCTTTATGCGACTTGGTGATCTGGTCGATCTATTGCTTAAGGCAGGTTACGGTGATTTCACCAATGATCTTGATAAACTAGAGCCTATGAGATGCAAGATGTGTGGCGCATGGGCGTTCACCGAAACATGCAGAACATGTGAGGTTGATCCAGATGCCAACTTATGAGTTCGAGTGCGATAACGAAAATTGTGAGTCCAATGCTCGAATAGAACAATGGATGAGCATCAATGAGCCGCATGACTTGGAGTGTCCATTCTGCCATTCATCGATGCATAAGGTTTACAGCTCTGTAGGGGTCTCATTCAAGGGATCAGGATTCTATTCTACCGACAACCGATAACGACACACCGCTCTGAACAGGACTTTTACAAATGAACTTGACTGCCATGGTACGCTCTCTGGCTAGAGCCCATCAAGGGCTCACCGCAGGCCGTTCACGGCTAGCCTGCGGGGTAGCCATCGCTATTGGGATATCTCTATCTATGGCCTTGCCCTTAGATGCACAGGCGTCAAACCTTAGTATTAGATACGTTAAAGATTTAGCAAAAGAACAACTTACTGATAAGCAAGAGTTATGCCATCATGAGATTGTCTATAGAGAATCAAGATGGGATCATAGAGCTGTAGGTAACCTCAACGGTACTAAGCGTGTATATGGTCTATATCAGATGAAGACAGAGAGTCTGAAGAACGCTTCTACGATTAAGCAATTCTGGATGTATTGGCATTATGTAGGTTCTAGATATGGATGGACAGAGTATGATGAGCCTAATTACTGTAAGGCGTTACAACACTTAAAGACTAAAGGATGGCAATGAGTACCAAGCGCGGCGATCCTAGAGGTACTAGAGCTTATAAGGCTAGGCGTTTAGAGGTATTGCAACGTGATCAATGGACATGCTTCTACTGCCAGATGCCTGCTACTACAGTGGATCATGTGATACCGATCATTCAAGGTGGTGATCCAATTGCTTACGACAATCTGGTCTCATGCTGTGTCGCATGCAACAGCCGCAAGGGGTCACGCTCAGAGGGCGTTTTTTTAGCACGACAGGCCACCCCCCCTGCCTTTCT